AATTTTTGGATTGATGAATTTGTAAAATATTTTGAATTAACAGAACAATTAGATTATAAGATATGGGGAGTAACAACTGATGACAGTTCAAGGTCGGCATATAGTTATAAACCTATAATGTTCAAAACTTATGCTTTAGGCTCTATTATGGGAATAGTAAATGATAAAGAATATTTATTTAATGAAGATTTTAAAGTTAAAGAAGACTATGAATTATGCCTAAGACATATAAAAGATAGAGGTGGTATATTAGGTATAAAATATTTATATTGGGCAAATCATCACTATACAGATGCTGGAGGTTGCAAAGATTATAGAACAATTGGATTAGAAAAAGAATGCATTAAAAAACTTATAAAAATGTATCCTGGAATGATTGCAAAAGTAAAACGTAAAAACACAGAATTTGGAATAACATTAACAATGTAATATGAACGAAAGTAGACACATAAAAAAGGAATCACTATTAAAAGCATTAGAACAAAGTTTAGGTGTGGTTACAGTAGCTTGTAAGAAAGCAGATATACCAAGAAGCACATACTATAAATGGTTAAAAGAAGATGAGGTTTTTTCAAAGGAAGTTAAGGATATTGAAAATGTAGCTTTAGACTTTGCTGAATCACAATTACATAAACAAATAGCAGCAGATTCAACAGCAGCAACAATATTCTATTTAAAAACAAAAGGTAAGAAAAGAGGTTATATTGAACGCCAAGAAATAACTGGTGCAGATGGAATGCCTACAAACTTTCAAATAGAGATAATTGACAAAACTGAAGATACAGACAAATAAGGTTTACAAGCATTTATCTAATACAGATAAAAAGATTGTAGTTGAACAAGGTGGAACAAGAAGTGGTAAAACATACAATATTCTCCTTTGGATTATATTTGAATACTGTACAAACAATAACAATAAGATTATAACTATATGTCGTAAATCATTTCCTTCATTACGTGCTACTGTTATGAGGGATTTTATAACTATTCTACAAGAATACAAATGCTACTCAGAAACCTTCCATAATAAATCTAATTCTGAATATAATCTATTTGGAAACCTTGTTGAATTTATATCTTTAGACCAGCCACAAAAAGTAAGGGGTCGTAAAAGAGATTTGCTATTTGTAAATGAAGGTAATGAATTGTATTATGAAGATATGCAGCAATTACTATTTAGAACACAATATAGAATTATACTTGATTTTAATCCATCAGATGAATACCATTGGATATATGATAAGTTAATACCTAGAGATGATTGTGCTTTTTTTAAAACAACTTACATAGATAACCCATTTATTGAAGATAGCATTAAAAGGGAAATAGAACTGCTTAAAGACACCGATGAACAATATTGGCAGATATATGGCTTAGGAGAAAGAGCAGCCAGTAGAAGCACTATATTTAAGTATGTTGAGGTTAATCAAATACCACAAGAAGCTAACTTAATTGCTTATGGAATGGATTTTGGATATACTAATGACCCTACAACCTTTGTAGCAGTTTATAGTGAAAGTCATAATCTTTATATCCAAGAGCATCTTTACAGAACACAAATGACCACCAATGATATTAATGTATTTTTAAGGGATTTAAAACTTACAAGCAACCCTATCTATGCTGATAGTGCTGAACCTCGTTTAATTAGTGAACTGCGAAAGATGGGGCATAATATATTTCCAAGTATAAAAGGAAAGGATTCAGTTAATGCTGGTATTGATTTACTTAAAAGATATAAGATACATATAATGGCAACCTCAACAAATGCCATAAGTGAATTTAGAAACTATAAATGGAAGGAAGATAAAGCTGGTATGCTAACCAATACACCTGAAGATAAAAACAATCATATTATTGACCCTTGTAGGTATGCAACTTATTCAATTTTAAGCAGACCAAACTTTGGTAAATACGCACTCCATTAAAAATAAATAAAATAAAAGTTATTAAAAGTATTGTTTATAAGTAAAAAGGTTTTATATTTGTTTAACATTAACAAACAAAAACAGAAATTATGAGAGCATCAGAAATTAATAAAGGTTTAATAGGTAAAAAAGTTAGTTGTGTAAATTTAGGAGAAAAAGTAACTGGAATTATAATAGACATATTTGAAGATGTTGAACATATAGGTGTTAGAATCAAACATAATCCTGTTCAATGGGGTGCTGATACATTTACAACTTTATTGTCTTGTGCTTGTAAAGGAACTGAATTAATGGAAGCAACAGAAGGAAATTTAAAAAACACTAAATTAATATAACATAAATTATGAGAGCATTAAAACTATTTTACGAGCAAAGATTAATCAGTCATAACATAAAGCCTTATAAGGTTGTTAAATTACCAACTGGTATAAAAGCAGAACATTATATTAATGGAGATATTAAAATTGTAAAAATATGAGTTGGGATGATTTTTTAAACCCACACGAACAAGCAGAATATGAATGTTACGAATGTGGTGCAGATATGCAAGAAGATAAACAATACTGTTGTAGCAAATGTTTTGAAAGCAGTATGCGATAAGTTAGTAGTTTAAGTTGATGGTTAATTAAGGTATGCAGAAATGTATGCCTTTTTTTTATTATCTTTACTATTATAAAAAACCCAATTAAAAACGTTATATAGTTATGAAACTAAATATTAAAATACCTTCATCATTAAATGAAATTACTTTAAGACAATATAAAAGGTTCTTAAAAATACAAGAATCAGAAAAAACCACAAGGTTTTTAAATGCTAAAATGATTGAAATATTTTGTGGTTTAAGCCTTAAAGATGTAATGCTTTTAAAAGTTAGTGATGCAGAAGAAATATCTAATATATTAACGGAATTATTTGAGGGCAAACCAAGTCTTGTAACGAAGTTTAAAATAGGAAAGGTAGAGTATGGTTTTCAACCTCAACTTGATAATATGTCATTAGGGGAATACATTGACTTGGATACTTTTATTGGAGATTGGGAGAATATGGAAAAAGCAATGGGTGTTTTATATAGACCAATAATTTTAAAGCTAAAGGGAAAATATAACATTGAAGAATACAAAGTAGGTACTGAAGAAAATTTATTGGATATGCCAATGGATGCAGTTTTATCGTCTATATTTTTTTTTTGGAATTTAGGACTGGACTTATCGACAACTATGATGAACTATTTGGAGGGGGAGGAAGTGGAAGCCTTGATGCAGGAGCAAACTTCTCAAAAAAATGGGGATGGTATCAAAGTATCTTTGGACTCGCTCAAGGAGATATTACAAGATTTGAAAATATCACTAAATTAGGAATGCACGAATGCTTTACAATGCTATCATTTATGAAAGATAAAAATGAATTAGAAGCCAAACAAATTAAAAAGAATTTTAAATGAGCAATCAAGGAATAAGAGGTTTTTATCAATTAACAGAAACAATAAAACAAGAACTGTTACAAGATAAAAATATTAATACAGTTACAACTGGAGATATTAGCGATATAAACCTCAACAAACAAGATATATTTCCTTTAGGACATATCATTATAAATAACGTAATAGCAGATGAACAGGTATTAACATTTAATATAAGTGTATTGGCTTGTGATATGGTAGATGAATCAAAAGATGAAACGGAAGATAGATTCAGGGGTAATAACAACGTGCAAGACATTTTAAACACACAACTATCTGTTTTAAATAGATTAGTGCAAAGGTTAAGAATGGGCGATTTACATACAGATATGTACCAATTAAATGGAACTGCAAATTTATCCCCATTTTATGATAGGTTTGAAAACCAATTAGCAGGTTGGACAGCAACGATGGATGTACAAATATACAATGACATATATATTTGCTGATGAATGGTTATAAAAATTTAAACGGTGTTCTAAATGAATATGCAAAATATGTTATTCAGCAATCCAAAACAAACCTAACTAAAGATAAAAAAGGTAATGGGGATTTATACAATTCTTTAAGCTATGATATTTTAGTAAACAACGAAAATTTTTTAGTTGATTTTCTAATGGAAGATTATGGAATTTTTGTAGATAAAGGAGTAAAAGGAAAGACAAGCACATATCCTGAAACACAAGCAGCATTATCTCAGTTTCAATATGGAAGCGGTACTGGACTAAAAGGAGGTTTAACAAGAGGAATTAGGCAATGGCTTGGTAAGAAAAAATTTCAATGGAAAGATAAAAAGACTGGTAGGTTTATGTCTTATGAAAGTATGACTTATATTATAGCAAGAAGCATCTATAATAAAGGATTAAAAGCAAACCTATTTTTTACAAGGCCATTTGAAAAAGGATTAGAAAAATTACCCCAAGAATTATACAACGCCTTTGTTGACGATGTAGATAGTACAATAATAATAAGCCCAAATAAATAAGATATGGCAACACCTTTAATAGCTTTACGAAGCCCACAATTTAAACAAATACAAATACCATTCGCTGGTGTTGCATCTGCAAAATGTGTAATAAATATTGATGGAGATGATAGATATACATTAATAACAAACACAACAAAAAGCACAACTCAAAATTTTGATATATCAGAACTTGCAAGAGATTATTTAGATATAACTTATGCAGCTGATTACGTTCCCCAAACAATTGCTATCATTACAACATTAACAACACACGCAGCATTAGATGGTATTGGTGCAGCAGTTAGTACGGTAATTTTTACAGATACTGGTATTGAAGCCTATGGAGAATTTGAACAAGGAGCAAACCCTACATTACCATCAGCTGCTTATTTAATTTCTAACAACCCGACAACTTCTAATGATTCTGTTGATATATACTATCCAAACAGTATTGCTGGAATAGTTGCCTACACTGGTAAAGTTCCATACACTACAATTTCAGGTGGTGGGGTTGTTTCAATAGCTGTGCAAAGTTTTGGGCAAAGTGCAACTGCAATAGGAGCATCATATCCATCAACAATATCAAGAATAGATTGCACAAAATATGGGCGGGGAAGAAAGATTATATTTATCAATAAGTTTGGAGTGCAGCAAGATTTATGGTTCTTCTTAAAAAAAACAAAAACATTAGCAAGAAAAAATGAAGGGTTTAAATCTAACACAATAACATATCCAAACACAAATAATCCAGCTACATATTCTATAAGTGATGCACCTAATAAAGTATTTAATACAACTGCAAAACAAAATTTTACTTTAAGTAGTGGCTATTATCCTGAACAAGCAAATCAATTCTTTGAGCAGCTTCTTTTATCTGAATATGTTTGGTTGGAAAGACCAAATAAAATAGACCCATCTGTTAACGAAGTTGTGCCTGTAAAGGTAAAAACCTCAACTATGAAATTTAAAACATCTGTAAATGATAGGCTAATTGAATACACAATAGATTTTGAAGAAGCGTTTGATTATATAAACAACATTAGATAGATGCAAAAATTACAATTATTTATTGGTACTGATAGAGTTGAATTATTTAAAGATGAAACTGTTTCACTTACACAAACAATTCAAAATGTTAGGGATATAAAGAAAATATTTACAGAGTTTACAAAAACCTTTTCTGTACCTGCTTCAAAAAAGAATAACATTATATTCGAACATTATTACAATTTTCATATTGAGAATGGGTATGATGCAAGAATAAAAAAAGAGGCTTCTATTGAGTTAAATAGTTTGCCTTTTAAAATTGGTAAAATAAAACTTGATGGTGTTGACTTAAAAAACAATATAGCACATACTTATAGAATTACTTTCTTTGGTAATACGGTAGACTTAAAGGACATACTTGGGGATAATAATTTAAGTTCATTATCTTCTTTGTCCCAATATAACTTGGATTATAATAATGCTTCTGTAAGGGATAAGTTGAGGTTTAATACTGGCGCAGCAATAATTGCTCCATTGATAACGCACACAGACCAATTAAATTATAATAGTTCAGCAGGTGCAGGGGCAGCAGGAAACCTTTATTATGGAACAAGTAGTGACTATCAAAATAATGGAGTTGAATGGAATCAATTAAAATACGCTATAAAAATAAATGCTGTAATACAAGCAATTCAAGACAATTATGATATTACTTTTTCAACTGATTTTTTCAATAATATAGCGATTGACAAATTCAATGAATTGTTTCTGTGGTTGCATAGAAAAAAAGGGAATGTAACTCCTACTGAAGAAGTACCTATTGTTTGGACTACTGTAAACTCATTTAGTAATATAACAAGTTCAGGTTCAGGCATACCCGAATTTATTACACAAAACAATGGCATTGTTAGTGTGAATCAAGTGGGTGTAGAGCCTGTATCTAATACATTAACAATAACTCCTACCACAAGTGCAGTATATACAGTTAGATTAATGTCTAATAATAATGGAGAGGTAAACAGATTAACCGATGTTACTGGTCCACAAGATTTAATACCTGCTGATTTAATTCTTGTAGTTGACACTTACTGGGTCCAAGTTTATTCTTTGGCAGGTATTTCCTTTGCCATAGATAATATGGTATGGAGATTTGATGCCATATGGAGACCTGCTGGTTCGCCAATTAATATATTTAGAGAACTTAAAAACAATAATAGTTTTACATCAACAACAGATATTGAGTTTAATATAGTTGAGCAAATACCACAGATAAAAATAATAGATTTTCTTACTGGTATTTTTCAAATGTTTAATCTAACAGCTTATGTTGAAAATGGTATTATAGTAGTTAAAACTTTAGACAGCTATTATGCTTCAAGTTCTTCAGTTATTAATATTGACAGATATTTAGATACTAAAAAATCAACTGTTAATCTTGCATTGCCATTTAAAAGCGTTTCTTTTGGTTATAAAGGGATAAATACTTTATTAGCTAAAAAGTTTAATCAATTATTTAATAAAAACTGGGGTTCTGAACATTATTCATTAGATGATGAAATATTTGACACACCATCTGAAAGTTACAAAATAGAAGTTCCATTTGAACATATGCAATTTGAAAGACTTTTTGACCAAAATAGTGTTGGTACTCCAACCTCAACTACTGCACAATATGGATGGTTTGTAGATGACAATAGAGAATCTTATTATGGGTTGCCTTTATTGTTTTACCCTGTGTTCTTTGGGGTTGGAGATGCAACACCTATTGCTCTTCGGAATATCACTACAAAGTTTAGAGTTGCTTCTTATTTTATACCATCAAATTCACTTTCAATAACTGAATTAGGGAGTAAAGAAAATATAAATTTTGGTAATTATTTAAATGAATTTTTAGCAAACGAGCAAGGAGAAGCAGCATCTACATTTACAGATACGTTGTTTGAAACTGAATACAAAACTTATATTCAAGATGTATTTAATATAAGAAGAAGATTAACAATAGTAACTGCATACTTACCAATGAAGATATTTTTAAATCTAAAACTAAATGATTTAATACAATTAGGTCAAAATAATTATAAGATTAATTCATTAACAACAGATTTAACCACAGGTAAAACAAAGTTTGAATTATTAAATACAGTAATATGATAAAAAACATAATAGATTTACTTCAAGTTGCTAAAGGAGAAACTGAAAATATAAGAATTGCACAGGGAAAAAATGCTTTGCCTAAAACCTTAAAGCAGGGTTTAAAAAATATTAAAAACACAATTAAATGGCAATAGAAAAAGAATATACTTTAAAGCTAAGTACAGAGCAAGCGCAAGCTAATATAGATGAACTTAATCAATCGTTAAAATTACAAGAAGATTTAATTGAGGATATTGAAAAAGAAATACGTGATTACGAAAAACAAATAAATAAAACATCTGCACGTGATTTAGCCCAACGTAAAAGTTTAAATGATAAAATACAAAAAACCAAAGAAAGGTTAAAAGACGAAAAGGTTGCCTTAAAATCTGTAAATAAAGACAGGAAAGAAGCTAATGCAACAATGAAAGATTCAACTGCAAACGCTAAAGATTATAGCGGTGTTCTTGGAATCATTGACCAAAAAACTGGGGGTGCAATATCTGGATTTACTAACCTTACAGGTTCAGTAGGAGGTGCGACAAAGGGTTTTAACTTTTTAAAGATAGCTATTATAGGTACAGGTATTGGTGCTTTATTGATAGCTATTACAGCAGTAACAGCAGCGTTTACATCATCAGAAGAAGGACAAAATAAGTTCGCTAAAATACTTGCAGTTGTTGGTTCAGTAGTTGGTAACCTTGTAACTATGTTATCTGATTTAGGTGAAGGTATAATATCTGTTTTTGAAAATCCTAAACAAGCAATAATTGATTTAAAGAATTTAATAATTGAAAACATTACCAATAGGATAACAAGTTTAATTGATACATTTGGTTTTTTAGGTAGTGCAATTAAAAAAGTATTTAGTGGCGATTTTGCAGGTGCTATGGATGATGCTAAATCCGCAGGAAGTTCTTACATAGATACTATGACTGGCGTAAAAGACACTATTAATAAAGTTAGTGGTGCAGTAAAAGAATTGGTTGAAGAAATAGTAAAGGAGGGTAATATTGCAGCGGGAATAGCAGACCAACGAGCAACCGCAGATAAATTAGAAAGAAGTTTACTTGTTGAACGAGCAAAAGCAAATAGAGATAGGGCAGATTTATTAGAACAAGCAGTAAATAAAGAAAAATTTAATTTACAAGAACGTATTGGGTTCTTAACAGAGGCAGGTAGAATAGAAGATGAAATAACTGCAAAAGAAATTATAGCTGCACAATTAAGACTAACCGCAAAGCAACAAGAAAATGCTTTAGCCAATTCCACTAAAGAAGATTTATTGGAAGAAGCACAATTAAAAGCTAATTTAATAAATTTAGAAACTGCTAAATTAACAAAAGCAAAATTAGTTACATCACAAATAAATGCTTTAAGAATACAAACAGCTGCTGAAATTCAAGCAGAAATAGATGCTCAAAAATTAAAGGATGATGAAGCAGATGCAGCAGAACAATTAAAGGTAACTGAATTAGAAGCATTAAAAAAACAAATACGTGAAGCAGAGGCAGTAACAGAAGATGAACGTAGGGCTTTAGAAATAGAAAAGGTAACAGCACATTATGATACTTTAATTGCATTAGCCACAGCAGCAGGTCTATCAACAGTAGATTTAACAGCATCAAAAGCGGATGCTTTAGATAAAATTTCAAAAGATACATCTGATAATGAAGTTGAATTTGCAGAATTGTCATTAGATGCAAAATTAGATTTAGCAGAACAAGGTCTTAATAATTTAGCAACCATATTAGGTAAAGAATCAGCAGCAGGAAAAGCAGCAGCTATTGGAGCAGCAACCATAGCAACATATCAGTCAGCAGTTAGTTCATATAATTCGCTATCAGGTATTCCAGTAGTGGGTCCAGTATTGGGTGGATTAGCAGCAGGAGCAGCAGTTGTAGCAGGTATAGCTAATGTTAAAAAAATATTGGCAGTTAAAACACCTGGCCCATCAGTAAGCGCACCACTGCCATTAGGGGGTTCAGCACCTTTATTACCTGCGATACCTCCAGCATTTAATATAGTAGGCCAATCAGATACAAACCAATTAGCAGATGCAATAGGAGGACAATCACAACAACCAGTACAGGCATTTGTTGTTGCTAATGAAATAACTACTGCTCAAGAATTAGAGCGTAACATAATTGATGGTGCTACAATAGGATAAATGCAAATTTAAAAATTAAAAACGTTATATAGTTATGAAAATAATAGAACTAATATTAGATGAAGAACAAGACGAAATTGGAGTAGATGCAATTTCTATTGTAGAAAGCCCCGCCATTGAATCTGACTTTGTTGCATTAAAGAATGAAGAAATAAAACTTGCAGAAGTAGACAAGGAAAAAAGAATATTAATGGGTGCTTTATTAATACCAAATAAACCTATTTATAGAAATGGAGAAGAAGGAGAATATTATATTTATTTTTCAAAAGATACAATAGTAAAAGCATCACAATTATTTCTACAAAATGGTAATCAAAGCAATTCAACATTAGAACACTCAAAAGCACTTAATGGCTTAACTTTAGTTGAAAGTTGGATAGTAGAAAGTGAACAAGATAAGTCAAGACATTATGGTTTAAATGTACCAGTAGGAACTTGGATGGGTTCAGTAAAAGTTAATAATTCTAAAATATGGGAAGAATATGTCAAAACAAACAAAGTTAAAGGATTCAGTATCGAAGGGTACTTCGCAGACAAAATGGAGCAAACTAAAAAGTTGGCTAAAGAAGATATGGAGGAAAATATTTCCGAAGAAATAATAAGCCAAATAAAAGGCATATTAAATTCTTAGTATGGGACAAAACAATAACAACAAAAACTATATACCTAGTAGAACATCTCCTGATGGAGGTTCACGTGCTTGTTTATGTTGGGATACCAATACGTATTCGATAAGCTGTTGCGATGGAGATATAAGGGCGCAAGGCATAGGAGTAATAACAAGAACGGATTGAAAATGCAAAATATAAATTAATAATCGTTATATATATAATTATGAAACAAAGTGAAATGTTAAATCAAATTAAAACACTTCTTAATATCGAGGTAAAACTTGAAGATATGAAGTTAGAAAACGGTACTGTTGTATCTGCTGAATCTTTTGAAAAAGGTAAAGAACTATTTATTGTTACAGACGATGAGAAAGTAGCAATGCCAGTAGGGGAATATTTACTTGAAGATGGTCGATTAGTAGTAGTTGAAGAAGAAGGTCTTATTGCAGATGTTAGAGAAGTATCTGATGAAGTACCAGCTAAAGAAACTGAAGAAGATAAAGAAATTACATCTGACTTAGAAGAAAAAGAAATGGCAGAAGTTGGAGATTGGGAAGGAATGGAAAAAAGAATCCAAAACCTTGAAGATGCTATTGCAGATTTAAAAGGAGATAAGAAAGATAAAATGGAAGATGCCGAAGAAGTTAAGGAAGAAGAAATGTCCGATGATTCTCAAGCACCTTTAAAATCACGAACAGTAAAAGAAGAATTTTCAGAAGCATCTGCGAAACCAATTAAGCACAATCCTGAAGCTGAAACAAAACAAATTAAAAAAGTAGAATTTGGCAAAGGAAAGTTTAACACAACTTTAGATAGAGTATTAAATAAATTAAACAAATAAAAAAATGAGTAATCAAAGAAACGTAAATTTGGCAACAACTACTAACATAACTACAACTTATGCTGGAGAATTTGCTGGGGAATACATTGCAGCAGCTTTATTGTCTGCATCTACCATTGATGACGGTGGATTAACTGTAAAGGCGAACATCGCTTTTAAAGAAGTAATTAAGAAATTAGCAACAAATGCTTTAGTGACTGCTGCTGGATGTGATTTTAGTCCAACATCAACTATTACATTAACTGAAAGAATTATACAGCCAGTTGAACTACAAGTAAACTTACAATTATGTAAGTACGATTTTGTAAACGATTGGGAAGCACAATCTATGGGTTATGGTTTAGGACAAACTTTACCTCCTAAATTTTCTGACTTTATGATTGCTCACGTAGCAGCAGAAGTTGCTCAGAATACAGAATTTTGTATTTGGCAAGGAGATACAACAGCAGGAACAAATAATTCTTTTGATGGATTTGAAAAACTAATTGCAGCTTCAGCAGCAGCAGGAGATATTCCAGCAGGTCAGCAAGTAGCAGCAGTTGGTGGTGGTGTAAATGCAGCAAATGTAATCGCAGAATTATCTAAAGCAGTGGATGCTATTCCATCAACACTATATGGTAAGGAAGATTTATTCCTTTATGTACCAAGTTCAATTGCTAAATTTTATGTGCAAGCATTAGGTGGATTTGCAGCAGCTGGATTAGGAGCAAATGGTGTAAACAATATGGGAACGCAATGGTGGAACAACGGAAGCTTAACGGTTAACGGTGTAAAAATCTTTGTATGTCCAGGAATGTCTGACAACAAAATGTACGCAGCACAACGTTCAAATCTTTATTTTGGAACTGGATTATTAAATTCAACTCAAGAAGTGAAGGTTTTAGATATGGCAGATTTAGATGCCTCAAACAATGTTAGAATGGTAATGCGATTTACTTCAGGAGTGCAATTTGGTATTGCTTCTGATTTAGTTGAATACGCTTAAAATTAATAATTAATCAATATAAAAAGGTAGGTGGTTAATCTGCTTACCTTTTTTTTTAAAAAAAAATAAAACGATGGCTTGTAGCATAACAACAGGGAGAAAAATTCCTTGCAAATCCGCTTTTGGCGGAATAAAACGAGTATATTTTGCCGACTTTGGAGGTATTGAAAGCGTAACAGTAGCAGGTGTAACAGGAGTAGCAACTATTGTAAACGCATCAACTCCACCAGTTTGGTTTCAATATGATGTAAAAGGAAATTCCAGTTTAGAAACGACCGTTACGTCATCTAGAGAAAACGGGACTACATTTTACACTCAAACATTAAATTTAACATTAACATATTTAGATGCACTAACTCAACAGGAATTGCAAATATTAGCTGTTGGGCGACCAAACATCGTGGTAGAGGACTACTACGGTAACAGCTTCTTATGTGGCTTTGAAAATGGAATGGAATGTACTGGAGGCACAGTTGTAACTGGAGCAAGTGCTGGAGACTTAAGCGGATTCACTTTAACATTTGAAGGAATGGAAGAAACTGCACCTTATTTCTTAAATGCTGCACCAACAGCAAGTTCAGATCAGATTGTACCAACTGGAGTATAATTTATTATTTAGTTAGAATTAAAGCATCCTTTAGAGGGTGCTTTTTTTTTGCTTAATTGATTTTACAAAATAATAGTTTTAATACGTTATATAGTTAATGATTATACTAAAAACATCTGCAACTGCACAAGCCCTTTCTGTAATACCAAGAGATTACCTTAGCACCTTTACAATGGATGTTAGAGATGATAGCACTAATATAACAAAGGCTTATGCAATAACAACAGCAGTAACATCAGGTAATTATTTGAATTTTAATAATATATTTAATCCAGCATTAATTGAAAATCATTTTTACGATTTATATTTATATATAGATTATAATTTTTGGAATAGTAACAATAGCTTTTGGAATTTATATGATATATTTTGGCAAACAGATTCAGATTATAAAGAAGATATTTATAGGGACAGAATATTTTGTACTGACCAAGATATTGACCAATTAAATGACAATGACCATTACCAATTAAATAAAGGTCAATACACAAGCTATAATGGTTATGATAATACGTATATTGTAATATGAAAAGACAAAGAAATAGTAAAGGACAATTTAAAAGTGCATCTAAAGTTTCAGAATTTGGATTTGTTAACCTAAGTACATATACAAGTCCTGAAATAAAAGAAGTAAGTGGAAAAGATTGGATTGAATACGGAGCAGATAATAACTACTTTCAATTCCTAATAGATAGATATAATGGTTCACCTACTAATAATGCTGCTATTAATGGCATTAGTCAAGCTATTTATGGGAAAGGATTAAATGCTACTAACTCAAATAAAAAGCCAAATGAATATGCTCAAATGGTTTCATTATTTAAAAAAGATGTAGTAAGAAAATTGTGCTATGATTTAAAATTAATGGGTCAATGTGCAATGCAAATTATCTATTCTAAAGATAGAAAGACTATTGCTCAAATAGAGCATATGCCTATTGAAACTTTACGTGCAGAAAAATGCGATGATGATGGAGAAATACCAGCTTATTATTACTATAAAGATTGGGCAAATATTAAAAGAACTGATAATCCTTTAAGAATACCAGCTTATGGAATGTCAAAAGAGAATATAGAGATATTTTATATAAAACC